ATCTTCGGCGTGGTCTTCGTCTTCGGCCTCCACTTCCAAGAAATAAACCTGATGCTCGATGCGAACGTATTGAACTAAAAACGTTTTCATTGTGTTTTCCTCCTGCGTGGCCGAGGGGGTCGGGGATGGGTGGGGTTCGGCCGCCGCCTTTTTTGGCTTCAACTCCTCTAGCAGAGAATCAACCTCGATGACCGGCGCGTCGATGGCGTTCTGTTTCATCATGTCGCGAAGCTTGGCCATGAGCTTCTGCTTGGCGTCTTCGCTTGACGTAATCGTCCGCACCTCTTTGCGCTCAGTGAAGGCCGCAACCTCTGTGACCGTCCCCAGCACCTTGGCCGCGGCGACCTTGACCGAGTCGGCGGCGTTATCGTCAATCATCGTCTGCACAAACGTTTGAATTACAAGAGCCCGCAAGCCCGCAGGAGTTTGATATGTTTGAGCCTGTATGGCCAGCTCATAAGCCTGAATGGTTTGTTGAATGCTAGGTTTTGCTTTCAGCTTACTGGCCTCGACTGCTACCGACTTTGGCTTGGCCTTACTGTTGTACGCCTTCCTGTATGCGTCAGCCCCTGTTGATCCCATTGCCACCTCCTTGGCGAATGCCTTCTGTTTACCTGTTAACGCCTTATCGGAAACGCCAAGAATAGTACTCATTGGGATCTGTGTTAATCCCTCCTGTATTTGTGCTCTGGTGAATGTTTTCATGGGTTTGGATTATGGGGTAAAAAGTAGAGCAACTGCAAGCCTTCGGCTAATAACCCGCCCGCGTTCTGGCCTCATGTGTTGCAACGTTGGAACACCTCTAAGGGTTTCCCCCTATAAAATAATTGATTTATTGTAAAAAACTGCAGAAAAGTGTGTTATTGTCCAGCCCATCGATTAACCCACTTGAACCACTAAGGAGCGCCTCTCATGTTTGCCCACATATACAAATCTGCCGCTGGTTATGTACTGATCCTCTCAGACGATGCCCGCCCCGTTGGATCTGAAACCTATCACGCAACAAAAGCCAGCGCGAAGAAGCTGGCCAAGCAACTGGGCGCAAAGCCTTGGAATTACCTGTAAACCAATCCCGCAACCTAGGAGAAAACAATGGCCTACAACTTCACAATCACCCTTCACCCTTGGGGCGAGTCCCCAGAGTTTGGCAACGTCCGCACTGTACGGCGCTTGGGATCAAAAGAACGGCATGGAGGGCGGCGGCCTCTGGTTTGACCGTCTGGCCGATGGCCGCTTAGATCTCACCGACTATGACGGCGACTACACACTGCCACGCTCAGTAATTGCCGCAATGCGTAACGCTGGCATTTCCGTTTCCCCCGACTTTGAATAAGGAGCACACCATGACACAACACGAACTGACGCAAATTCACTTCATCAAAACGCCAAAGGCTGGCGACGTTAAGACTATGCACATTTTCGGAAAAATCCAGCCAGTAACTATTCTGGCCGTTCACCCTGCTGGCACCGTTGACGTTGAGCTGGCCTCTGGCAACTGCTACCGCGTTTCAGGTTTTTCATTCATCTAAAAGGAGCAACAAATGACACACATCACAACAAAACGCGGAGTAGAGATCTGGGCGCAATTCGACCATGACGCGCAGGTGTACGAGCTTTTCTATGACCGCGAGGGCGAGACTTACACCGGCTGGGCAGTGGACAGCATCAAAGACGCACGCCACATCGCCGCACACATCATCGACGAAAAGCTGGCCGCCTGAGTTATGCCTGAAGCCCTTCGGGGCTTTGGAGATCACTTACCAACCACAACAGGAGCAACCCATGAGATCCAGCATCTTTGTAATTCAAGACAACCTGCACCACTTCGGCGCTCGATACGTGCTCTGGACGGAAGGCTTTTCCCTTCGCACACTGTACGCCATCTGGATCGCCAAAGGCATGACAGAGCACCAATCAATCAAATGGAGCAAACCATGAACCAACTCATTCTGACCGTTCGCGCCCGTGATGTGTACGGCGTCAAAACCTACTACCCCGCTGACGATACCGCCCGCGCCTTCGCCCGCATCGCAGGCACTAAGACGCTGACACTGGCCACCATTCGCGAAGCCCAGAAGCTGGGTTATCACGTCGCGCAGGCCGTCGAAGAATTCGCAATTTGAGGATCACACCATGACACCCACACTTTGCACCGCCTCCGGTTTTTGGTTTGTCACTGGCCACTCCGGCCGCCAATACTGGGGACACACACCCCGCGCCGCCATGCAGAACGCCGCGCTTTATTTTTTCAACTGAGGAGCAACACATGACCGCCGCAACTATGAACCCCCAGCAACTGGCCGCAGTTATCAACGTGCCACTTTTCGCCGACCGAGGCACCGACCTAGAGGCCGCCTTCACAGAATTTCACGCCGCAATCAAGCGACTGCCAGCCCGCGACCAAGTGGCCACACTGACCGCCGCTCACGTCATGCTCAACACAATTTCCAACATCCTAAAGGCCGAATGATGAAAACCTGCCGCGGGATCGCATGGGGCATAACCTGCCCAAAGATGAGCGAATGCACACACCACAGGCCAGACGGCGAGACTGCTTTTTTCTGCAGTCCTGACAAGCTGGCCGCCTTCGAACCAAAGAACCCATTTCCCACCGAGGTGGAACTGTTCAAGCTGGAGATCCAGCCACGCAGTCCCGCCGTCGATACGACACTTTCACTTTTTTAAGGAGCACAAAATGCAAGCAATACAAACCCGCTACCTCAGCCCAACCAACAACAAGGGCGGCCGAATCAAAGCATGGGCGAAGGCTGGATCAGTAACAATCGGCTACCCGCACGAACTCAGCGGCCAAGCCTGCCACCGCGCCGCGGCCGAAGCACTGGCCAAAAAATTCGACTGGGTCGGCGATAACTACGGCGAACTGCTGGGCGCACAGCTTCAAAATCACGATTACGTTTTTGTTTTTAACAACGTTTGGGCGAAGGATTGAGCCATGACATACACAGAAGCCCAACTGTACCGCGCCGCGCCCTTCGGTCTGACCGAAGAAAACACAGCCGACCACCTCAACGGCCAGCTTCGGCTAAAGATCCAAGGGGCGCGAGGCGCAACCAACTGGATAAACATCACACCGGCGCAAGCCCGCGCCATTGAGCAGATCTTGGAGGATTGAACCATGCACACCCCCGCCCCTTGGAAGCTGGCCGCTGGCCACAGTAACCGCGTGCTACTAATCAACGGAGCACAAGGCCACGCCGTTGGCGAATACGTAGACACCCGCAACCCAGCCGATGCACACCTAATCGCGGCCGCGCCCGAACTGCTGGCCGCCCTGATCGGTGCCGAGCAATGCCTGACAAGGGCACTGCAGTATTTGCCGCCCGACACGCTGGCCGTGTTCTGCGGCGAGTGGCTGGCCGACATTCGCGAAGCAATTGAAAAGGCCGCGCCATGATCTACACACACGCCCAGATTATCCGCAAGGGTTACAGCTACGAACGCTCGCCCAACTTCAACACGGCGCGACCAATTCACCGCTGGCTGTTGACTGCCGTCACACGCTACCCAGAAAACAAGGCCGAGATCTTGCGCCTCTGGGATCAAGGCCGCGCCGAAGCACGCCTGCGCTGACCAGATCACGCACACGCAAAAAACACTTGACGCCTTCCAATATACCTGTTACATCTCACCACCTCACAACACATAGGAGCAAACCATGAACGACTACCAAGCAAACGGATTCGCAAACCGCCGCGCATACCTTGAGAGCCTCTGCGAAGAATACGACCGCACCATTGTTTTCGCGATGGCCTCAGTACTTGGCCCGAGTGAAGACTTCGACGGACTCATCACCACCTTGGAAGACTACGCCGAGGAATATTGACTGTCACACCTGAAGCCTCACGCGCTGGGGCTTTGGGTGGAATAGTCCACGCACAGGAGAAAACCAAATGCTACAGCTTGAAAAATTCAACGTCCGAATCGTCAACAAGGGCGACCGCTATGGCCGCGCCGACTGCCTCACGCATGACGACGACCGCCCGATGGTGGAGTTTTACGACCGCCGTTATCAGCACGGCGACTGGCCAGACCGCGGCCAGTTTGTCAGCCGCTACTACATCTGCACCCTGCTGGAGGGAGAGAACCGTGGCCTCTGTCTGGATGGCGGCAACGCTAACGAGTGGTCAGTTTCCGCCGATGGCATGGCCATTGTCCGCGCATACCTTAAAGCACAGGAGCAAACAGCATGAACACACACACACGTAAAACTCACTGGGGCTGGCAAACTGAAAGCCAGATCCAGATCAGCGACACCATGCGCCTAAACATCGTCACGATGAAACGCCATTCCGGCGTGCTGGCCACGACCGCACAGGCAAGCCGACTGGAGAATGGCTTTTATTACTACACCATGGGCGACTACAGCAAGCAGGTTTTGCACTCTAACCCCAACCGATGCACACGCCAGACAGTGGAAATGCAGCACGAGCGCGTTATGCAAAACCTTGACGTCATCATTGACGCAGTAGAAAACCATTATGGGGTGGCAGTATGAAAAAGTATGAAGTGCAATACGTACGCATTGAACATCAGGTTTATTTCATGGAGGTGGAGGCCGAAGACGAAGACGCGGCCGAAGAGCTAGCCCGAGAAGAATTTGATGGGAGCCAGCACTACAAAGTGGTGCACGCAGAAGAATTTATTCAAGACGTTAAAGAAAAAGAGGTGGCGGCATGAACAAAGAAACAATTTTCAAATACTTGGAAGCACTGCGCGACAGCGGCGCGATCAATATGTGGGGAGCTGGTGCATACCTTGAACGTGACTTCGGATTGTCACGCCGCGAGGCCAAGACCATGCTTCTGGACTGGTTCAAATCATTTAAAACACGGGAGCAAGCATGAAAACATTAACCAAAGCACAGATAAACGCACTTGGCCACGCGCTGGAGCTGGCCAGATATTTTGTAGAAGAACATGAGGGCGGGATCACTGACGAACAGTGGCAGACTGACAAGCAAACCTACGAAACCGCTTTGAAAATTGTGCAACGACTGGAGGCAGTATGAACGACCAACTCACACACATGGAATGGGCTTTCCTAGAATCCTACGCCTCAAACTGCGCCGCCGTGCGCAAGGAGAGCGTTATCAAGTTCCTGCAAATGGAGCGAGCAGGCATTGACCACGACGTTATCGACGACGAGCTGGCCATGGGTGACTACACCTCAGTCTGTGACGCATGGCTAATCTGGAAGGATGGAATCAACTACGCAAGGAGCGCAAAATGAAACCCTATGAAGTAATCATCAGAGCAATCATTGTGAAATCGGTGCGCGTGCTAGCCGACTCACACGAGGAGGCCATCGAGGCCGCTCATGACCTATTCACAACCGAATGCGACGGCGACGAGATCCGCTACGAGCAGGAAACTGTAGAAGTTTTACAGCCAGAATCATTGACAAGGGATTGACATGACCATCAAACATTTTGACGTAGAGCTACGCGTGCACAAGCTGGAACTGATCGTTGACCTTGAACGCAACCATTGGTATGTGCTTTTCCCCAAGTATGGCCAATACGCCAGCGGCGAGATTGGACACGGAAGCTTCGAGCGCAACCATAATCCCTTAACGATTGGCAAGCGTCGGTATTCACTGGTATTCGACTGCGACGATAACCGCAGGCACTGGGAGGGCTGGTCGTTCTTTGACGAGGACGAACAGGATTATTTACCCGACACTGGGCGGCTGGACGGAGAGCCAGTCTGGAAGGTTTACAACGACAAGGGCAAGCTAATACACACGCTGTTTTCAAGGGAGCAAGCCGAGTTTCAAGTGCTATTTGAAAAGCAACAAGGCAAAACTGTCACATTCAAAAAGGTGAAGCAGTGAACTACGATAGATTAAAACAATGCGCCAGAGATCTAGGTTATGAACTAGATGATGCAGACTGCGAGGACATACTGAAAGACTCATACGTGGGTGAAACTGTATGGAACGCAACGACGGACTGGCTTAACGCATTTGAAACGTGCGCCGACTTTACAAAATCAAAGTACAACAAGGCTTATGCCAACTGGTGCAAGGCATTAACAATGGAGACACAAGCATGAACGAAAACCAAACACGCCGCTACCCACGCACACTGAACGAGGCATTCCCCAACTCACCCGAGTATGCAACTGCCATCGAGCGATACGACTCACACGCAGGATCTGGATTGTTTGAATTCATTTTGTTGCTGGTCATACTGGCCGCCATCGCGCTAGGCATTTGCTGGTTCTTATGAAGTACAAAGTAAGACTGCAACGCACGTACGAATTTGAGCTGGAGCTGGACGCAGAATCGAAAGAGGAGATAATGCGCCTAGTTCTAGCATCAGACCACGATACAGCCAACGCACACTCAACAAAGATTATCAGCATCCATGAAGAAACAAGCACTGTTCGCGATCTTTTTGCATGAGATGGACGACGGCACTGTCTATGTCACTTCGGATATTGTCGGTGAAGGCGACAACGTTTTTGACATAGGCAGTGACATCCTTCAAAGCCTCAAGCTCATGAGCCAGCTTGACGACAACGTTCACATGGTCAAGCCACTAATATCTCAATACTTTCAGTAGAGATTGACCGAAAGCGAATGCACCAAGCCTCTGGTAAACATCGTTCGCATCCTCCCCAATAACATCGCTCATCCAATACGGCCAGCCTATTTCCTTGGCCACCCGCTCGCCCGTACCACTGGCATCGTTGTCCGCAATGACGTAACCACTGGGTAAATTCGCAGCCACCTTTTTCATATTGCCTGCGCTAAAGCACACGTGGATTGTGTAACGCCGCTTGTATTTCTTAAGCGTAGCTTGGACAGACAGAGCCGTGGCGTACCCTTCGCACAGAATATGCACACCCTTATTGTCTATCGTCAACGTTGCGCCGCTGGTACGCTGGCCATAAAGAAACTTCTTGCCGCCCTCTGGGTCAATCAACTGACAGCCCACCAGATGATGATCCACACGCATGGGAAGCACAAGGAACTGGCGATGATCGTTCACCCACACGTAGCCCTCACCATCAGGGAATCCCTTGCGTTTGAGGTAGTCATGTCTGGCCAACTGCGACTGACCAATGATGTACGCCGCACGCTTGGTGGCCTCAACCTGATCCGCCTTGCGCTTATCCTCCGCCGCCTGCACATCACGGGCAATCTTGGCATGGTCGATCTTGACTGTTTCGTCCGGCCGCCACAGCGAGATCTCGGTGTTGGTCGCATGATTCTGCACAAAAGCATGGTCGCCCATGTACTTCACTGCACCGTTGCGTTTGTGCGGGTGATCTTCGGTCGGGAACCTGCGCCACACTCCAATGGGCGGGAGACGATCAATCAGAATGCCATGCGCCTTGCAAAATAATAGTAAGTCCATCAGCGCATCCTCTTCATTGAACGAATGTACTTGCGAATACCGGCATCCACAAACTTAGTGACCTCAGCGTTTGGGATCTTGGGTGTATCGGCTAGCGACCTTGGCCACACACCAAACTTATCTTTGTACACATGAGCTGCCCGTCCGTTCGACCAGCCCTGTACTTTGACGTACCACTGAAGCATTGACCACCACTCTTGCTTGCTGTCTCTGCTGGCCATCGTTGCACCCAGCTCAACCATTTCACCCTCGACCTCGGCGATCTTGTTCTTGCGCTCACGCACATGACCACAGTTCAAGCATGAGTCCAGCCGCGGAGGGAAGTACGCCTCACACTGCGGACACTTGCACTCCTTCTTTTCCTTATCGCTCGGCTCAGACTTGGCCTTCTCTTTGCCGTCGTCCAGCTCATGCACACCGTTCTCGAACACCTCATCCCAGTCCTCACGGAACCGGAGATAGTTACCCGAATGATCCAGCCATACCGCATACTCCTTGGATGGATGGCCGCGCATGATCCTGCCCATCTGCTGGATGTGAGAAGACAATGACTTGGTGAATGGCCGTGCTGAGATACCGATCTTCACGTCAGGCACATCGAATCCCTTGGTCAGAATGTCAGTGGCAATCAGTCCATGGATCTCCGTGTCTGGCCTGCTGAAGTCCTCGATAACTTCCTTCTTGAATTCATCGTCGTCTCGGTAGCTGATGCTGATGAAGTTGAATCCAACCTTGGCAAACTCCTGCGCCAAGTGAGCACCATGCTCGACGCCCGCACAGAACACAATGGTTTTCTCTGGCTTACCAAAGATCTCATTCGTCTTGGCCACCCATGTAGCAACAATGTCGCCGGTGATCTTGATGCCTCGCTCACTGGTTTCTTTCTGCGACCACTCGCCCGCCACCTTCTTTGCACCCTTCATATCGATCTCTTTGGAGATAAACACACGCAAAGGAACAAGCACCTTCGAGTCAACCAATTCCTTGGTGGTGATGGTAGAGATAACGTTCTCATACACACGACCCAATCCCTTGGTGAATGGCGTAGCTGTCAGTCCAATGACTCTGATCTCTGGATTGTTCTTGATGAACTCGACTGTTGCCTCCCGCGTCTGGTGCGCCTCGTCCACAATCATCAGGTTCAATCCCGGAAACTCACCCCTTCTTTCCAACGTTTGCGCTGAACAGACTTGGATGTTTTCATAAGGTCGGTCACGCCAATGGCCAGACTGAAGCACACCATGGTCGATGTCGTACTTGTCTAAGCGTGCGCTTGTCTGGTCACAAAGGATGATCCGATCGACAATCATCGCACCCTTGTTTCCCTTCTTGTTTGTAGCTTCGAGCAAAGCAATGGCCATCTCTGTCTTGCCTGCTCCCGTAGGCGCGTAAAGGATCTGCCTTCGCAGTCCAGCCATGAATCCCTTACGCAATGCCTCCAACGTTGCCGATTGATACGGCCTTAGTTCTAGTCCCATAATTTCCTCACTACCAGCACACCAGCCTGCTGGCTTAGGCTTTACTTACTTCTTTGCCTGACGTTGAATGGCCGCGATCTGCTTCTTGAGCTGACCGTTCTCGGTTTGGTATGAGTTGCGGGTGATCTTGATGGCCTCCAGCTCCGCCTCCAATACACGCACGCGCTCTCTCAATTCAGCAATCGTTGCCGCTGCTTGATCCTTTTCATCACTGTCACTGCCCATGTTTGCCACGGCCAGCTTGTCCTTGAGCATTTCATTCTCGGCGGCCAGTGACTGAAGCAATTCCTCTTGAGGATCGTACTTAAACTCAGGCTCCTCCTTCTTTGCTGGGATCGGCTCGGCCTTGGCATTGATCGCAGTGGTTGACTTGCGCTCGAATACTTTCTTGCCCATCTTGTACTTGACTGTCTCGGTATGCACGCCCTTCTCCGCCTTGATGCGACGAACGTACTCGGCGGACACGCGACAAGCCTTGGCAATCTCGGTGTTACTCCAGAACTGCCACTCAAAATCTTCCAGCATATCCACCACGCACTTGCGTTTGGTAGCGTTGGATCTGCTCAAGCCATTGTCGGCGTTAGCTCCCTTCGAATAAAGGATGGCGTCCCGAAGCGTGCCTGTTACAACGTTGCAACAGATGCTCACCTTACCCAGCTTTTTGTGGGCAAAGTAACGATGGAAGCCGTCGGCCAGATAGTATTCAAGGCCGTTGAAGTACACAGTTACATCAGGAAACTTATCGCCTGCGGCCATCGCCTCCGCGTAGGTGTTGATCTGATCTTGGTCGATGATGTCACGAGACTGCGTGCCACCGTCTATGCGGATAACTCCGATGTTAAGAATCATTTGTTACCCCTCAGCGTCCAACCCAACTGGAAATAATGCCACTTGGTTTGAATGTTTGGATTGGTATAGCGTTTGCCAGTCCATAACTCAGCAATGTCCTTGGACTTGGTGGCCATGAAGGATTCGAATACTTGTCGGATCTGTTCGTTGTCTTGTTTCATCGTCTTGCTTTCCAGTAATTTACTTCTCGTTGGTAGTGGCAGATCAAGTCTTCCAGCATGTCTATGTACTTGGTATGCCAAGCCAGCTTGTCACGCATCTCTTGCATTGTCATTGCTTCGGACTCTTTGCCACCGCCCTCCTCGTCCAGCATCCCGCGCAATACCACTTGCTTGGGTTCATTTGAATCCCTCCCTCCGGAACCTTCATCTCTTTGCATTTGTCACACTCCTTTGTTTGATGTACTGGCTGCTTACTGCCGATTGATAATTGTTGCTTTACGAAACCATTCATGTCTTCATGTTCCTAACAAATATGGCGAAGCTTGCCGCCGTGTCACCGAATGGCATTCGGTCAAACTCTTTTGCCACCTCCTCAAGCACTGCGTTTCTTTGTGAAACAGAAACGTAAACGTCAAAGTAGTACGGCTGACCCTCAATGTCACGCAGTATTTGTTTGCCAAGGTTACTGTGCTTTTCAACATCGTTGAAGGCTTCGTCCTCTTCTTGTGTCCAATCAGTCATGTGTTCTTCTCCTTGAGTTGATAGTCTTTAAAAACAGTTCCTTTGCTTGCATCACCTTTCCAACATTCACTCACCCAACCGCGCTTTCCTGATTTGTAAGTGCGCCAATGTCCACGCACTTGAT